AGTATTCCATGCAATTACATTCTGACCTGCAATTTGTGTAGTACGATAATCATCTTTATTATACATCTCTGAGATGTGACACATAGGAACCCATACTTTAGAAAAGATAGATTCTAACTCCTGGCTGTATATATCCCAATCTGAATATATCTTAGAGTTTATGTATTCTATATTAGGTTCTTTATTCCAACTTTTGTGATTTCTTGGTGGCATCATTTGTCCCCTTTATGTTCGTGTCCCATCCAAATGCCGAACACGCCTGTCATAACACCCATGACCACAGACACAAAGGCAGATTGTGCGCCTGTTGGGTCTTCTAAAGCCATGAACCATTCAGCGCACCGCCAACTCATCGCAGTAGAAACCAGCATCATAAGTCGTGGAAGTATTTTCCATTTAAGAAATTGTTCTACTGTTATTGGCATCTGCTTCTCCTATGCGACTTCTTTTTCAAGCATCTCCATTTCTTCACGTAATGCTTTAAGTCTACGTTTCTTTTGAATCTGTTCCCGTTCTTCGGGAGACACATGTCGTTCAACATGCATACGTCCAAGTCCGTCATGGTAGATGTCAATCTTATCACCTGATTTATAATCATCTTCCAAAACCCAAGTTTTTTTAAACATCAACATAGCTTTCTCCTGTACTATTGTTAAAGGTAAGTGGTGGTATACCGCTGCGTACCACCGGACGCATGAGGACAACGCGGATCTCTAGACCCCTAAGGGTCTTTATGTTCTATAAGGGGTATATAGATTAACACACAAAACAGTGTGTAGATTAAATTACTGTTTGGCTTCCACTAAGGGTTTGAGGTCTATTTATCCGTATATATAGTGGTATAGGGTTATAACCAATTAACTTCAGGTTGTTCTAAACCAGACATCTTTTGTTTCCATGAGACATTTGAAGTACCTAACCTGTCCCAATGAGTACGTAATACTTCACAACCTATGGCTAATGCTATGACTGAATCATCATAACAGTTAGGTGCAGCCTCTGTTTTACCCGTATCTGTAGAGATATAGTCCTTAAGTTCCTTGATTATCTGCACAGATGGTATAAGTATCTCTTCATTCTCTATCAGGTTTTTAAGATTAGCTATAATAGCTGGTTTTGTAGCAGATGTAGTCCTAAACCCTAGACGTATGCCTTCTTCTGAGGACACATTGGCTATCTTTGTCTGCCTATACAGGTTTACATAGCCTGTACTGTCTAGTTTCTGTAGGGTAGCTATACCCATAGAGTTAGATTCTACTGCTAATAAGGCATTGTTGTAGTAACGACCTAGATAAAACAGAAGTTCACCCCACATACTAGGGTCAATCTTGTTGTTCCTGTAGTGTGCTACTACTTCATACTTCTTGTTTAACACAACAGCAGCAGAATAGTCCTGCCCTACACCCAAAGCTACATCAGCAGCAATAACATATGGTTCATTCCAATCAGGAAACTGATATATGTACAAAGAACCCTCTTTGTTTTCATCAAACATCTTAGATGAGGGGTCCCATTCAGACCTTCTTTCATAAGCCTGGGGTACTAGTGAGTCCAAACGCTCCACGTTGAAGACGTTAGATCCTGACATAATAAACGCTTCGTCAGCTGTTGAGGGGTACTCTTGTTTGAACTTGAGTTCTCCACCTTCTGCAATCTTAAGTCTTCGCCAGTAGAGTTGTCCGTCTGTGAGGTCGTGTTTATCTCGTAGTTTTTCTTCTTCAACTGTCAACTCCATGTTCTCTGGGGGTTCTCTAGTGTACTCTGGTGTTATATACCACGGTAGGAAGATAGGTAGGTATTCATTCTCCCCCATCTCAGCACCCTTCCAGAGCCTGTAGAACTCCCCTTGAGCACCATTAGCAGTAGACTCCAGGATAACCTCAGTACCGTCAGCCTGTGAGATGCCCTGGAAGAGTCCTGCTAGGATCTTTTCATCATGTTGCCAGAATGCAACCTCAGAGCAGTGTGCTATAGTCGGAGTAGTGCCTCTTCCAGCTTCTGGAGACCCTGCAGTATATAACCTATAAGACGCTGTAGCATCCTTATCAACCATAGCAGGACTGTTAATAATAATCTCTTTAGCATTACTACGGATTTCTTTGGGAGATAGATCACCTTCCATATTACGGATAAGGTTCTTTGACATAGCAAACAAAGCATCAGACGTAGCCGAATCGTGAGCCATGACAACTGATCTTGCATAGGGAGTGTAGTAACTTTTCCAGAAGACTCGTCCAGCGCAGTATGTAGATATCCCTTGTTGCCTAGCTTTGAGTATAATTGCCCTAACTTTGCCAGTAGCATTCTTCTGTTCCTCCAGTTTATCTGTAATTATCTGTTGAGCTTCATTGAATTTAAATGGAACAAACCCCCTAGCTACGTCCTTAGTAACGATTTGTATTTGCTCCTCTGCAAACCTAGTGAAGTCGTGTTCATAATCCTTGATTCTAGACCTTCTCTGCTTTTCCTTGAGCAGTTTACCTAGCTCTTTCTTGTTCATGTGTCTTGTGTCCTCTTAGTTGTCCCTGAGTAAGCCTGATTAAAGTACCAATATATATGAGTACCCTTATCACTTTCATACCCCCCTTGTCATCATTCAATCATAATCGAATCCCTTCGGGATACTTATAGTGTCTTTCTCTCTTCGCTCAGTCGCCGCTAAGGCTCTTGCAGTACTATCCCTACTCTAAGTACCCTTAAGGGCTGTCAGTGAGCCTTATAGAGCTACTAATGGTATCTATAAGGGGTATATGGAGTACTTTACTTAGATCATTACCAGATCGAGTGTACTGGGAGAGTACTATGAGTAACCTCTGGGACAATGCTTCAATGTATATACCCCTTATAGAAAAGACCTTAGAAAGTAACTCTATATACATATAAGTATCTATAGATACTAATAGTACTTAAAGATATCCATAGTATGTTGAAGCTATCGCTTCAAAGCTCCGCAGGTAAACTCATGTGAGTTTAATCAACACCAATACAAGTATTGGATTATTATTCACATACTGTAGATACCTATCACTAACCAAGATAGCAGACTGCGCTATCGCTTGCTGCTTTACGTAATGGCAAGAATCATCTTGTCCTCCACATCCTGAAAGGAAACCAGATATGTTTACATATTCTGTTAACACTGATGGAACTGTCAGTAACGTCCAGTTCAACACAACCGACCATCTTGGCTTCAACATCACATGTGCTGAAGTTGTCCATGATGACCTTCAAGATCTACAACACCTTGATGCTCTTAAGCGTCAACAAGATCTTGAGTGGAGCCTTGGCTGGGAATCCTGAGCCTCATAGCCTGAGCAAGCTTCTAACTGCTCTCTTCATTCTCAAAGATCTCAGAAAGGATCTGTCATGCATATCACTACACATGCTAAGTCTCGCTTATCACAACGTGGTGGTACAGTACAGGACATCATCAACACAGTAGACAACGGTGTCAAGATGATCAACCGTACTGACCCCAAGAAGTTTACATTCATTGACAACTCTACTGGTATGTATGTTGTCACTAACTCAGAAGCTACAGTAGCAATCACTGTATTCTGGAAAGGTCAATACAATGTATGATATCGTATTCGCTATCGTTGCTGTGTGTCTCGCAACGTCACTGGCAGGTCTCTTATTCATGTGCCTGTCACCTTTAATCCATGCACTCAACGAGTGGTTAGGAGAATAACATGACTATCCTTGGTCTTTTAATAACAATGGTAGGCTTCTTTGCCTCATTCTTAGCTGTAGTTCTACATTCACCTTCATATGTAGTAATGTTCTCTGGAGCAATGACTGTTGCTGGTGTTATAATGTACTCATTGACACTTGTGGACTTCAGTTAATGATTGGAGCTATCACCTTATTCACACTCTTTATCTATGGTCTATTGTGTCTATCTCAATGGATCACCTTTGGTACAAAACCTTGGTATATTCGATACAAAGAGATTGTGACTATAAGCACTGTAACATTTATCATAGTTCTTATAGAATCTTTCAAATAACTAATGTAGGCCACAGACCTCGTTCCTCGGCTGTGTCCTCTAACTGGCTTCATCTAATGGAGCCTCTTCAACACAATATTGTGTGCAATTCTAGGAAGGTACTATCCCATGCTAAAAGACGAAATTCGTGAATACATGATCTCTGATGTAACTATCAACTATCCTAAACTTGATAAGCCTGTCAATCCCTTTGGCGCTGAACAGTATGAGCTACAAATTGCTACTGCTGATGAAGCTAAAGTCAAAGAGCTTGAAGACAACTTTATCATGTTCCGTAGAAAAGATGGATCATTGGTCAAAAATGACGATGGCATGTACACCTCTAGCCTTAAGCGTAAAGCTATGAAGGCTAATGGTGAAAACAACGGTAAGGTTCAAGTAGTAAATGCTGACCTAACACCTATGGAATCTATTACCACAATCGGTAACGGTTCCAAAGCTAACGTTATTGTCTTTCAATACAACTATGACACTGCTGGTCGTAAGGGTGTTGCTAGTTCCCTAACACGAGTACAGATAACAGACCATGTGATCTACGCACCCACTGGTGGTGTAAACTTTGAAGCTGTTGGCTCTCTTGAACCAGCCGCAACAACTCAAGGATCACCCAGCGATCTGTTCTAATTGTATACTTCCTGAGCACGAAGATAAACTGCTCTCTTCATATACTACGTACTGCAGAACCGCTGCAGATAGTCTCTGAAACTCAGGCACAATAGCCTGGACAAAATGTATTAACGCTACGACTTGCATATTGGAAAAGCAGTCTAGGGGGTTGCTATATTACTCTGGTGATGCGGAGTAAGAATTACGCCTCATACATTAGGAACAGAATGAAAAAACGTGGAAGCTCGGTGAGAGCGTAGTATACTTCAAAAGAACCCAGAACACGGTACAATTATTAGTATGGTGGGGCACATCGCAGAATCAGATTCGGGTGTTCAGTGTTGTATACAGTCAAGACGGGGAGAGAAGCGTCCCGTAAGCACCAAGATAGACTCTACATGGTGAATACAGCTAGTCGTGGTCTAATTACAGATCACGCATCTTCATATTCTAATTCAGGGATGATAAACCTGATGTGGTAGCAGGGAGGTGTTACCTTAAAAGAACCTCACTCAGTCGGCTCAGAGGATCGTAACAGATGAGCGCCAGCCAAGTGGTGATTACAGGACGGATGTGCCTGACTTGGACTTATTGCAATGCTGCCTTGCGAGGGTAGTGGTACAGCTTCAACTGTGCCGAGTGAGTCTGTCTTGGCCTGTACAGAATTATATGCACTGACAGCGTTTGTAACATACTAAGCTGGAAT